GATGAGGACCCGAATTCGCCCCATCAGGAAGCCTAACCCGGCGAATAGTTGAGATTAGCGCAAATACGGGCATTCCGTTTGAAGCTCTAATTGATCTTGATGGGGCGATAATTGCCACCTATGTTGATGTATTGAAAGGATAACAAAGTGGCAACATCCCAGGTTTACGGGGTTCGGGATACCTTGGCGGAAATTAAAAACATTGACAAAAAGTTGTATTTTGCGGCGGTCAAACAAATCAAAGATGCAACGCGACCGTTACAAGGTGCAATTGCCGTTGAATTTTCCCAGGGTTCACCGCTTAGCGGAATGGAACATCGCGGCCGTACAGGTTGGAAAGTTCCAAAAATAACTGCAAAATTTGGCGGCCGAAAAGATAAAACGGTGGATTCTTGGGGCCTTGTCAAAATTATTGTTTCAAGCGCATCGGCCCAAATTGTGGATCTCGCCGCGAATTCTTATTCAGGCGGGCAAACCCGATCTTACGATTGGAAAAATAAAAAGCGAACTCATAAAGTAAACGGACAAGGCGCGGCAATGGTTCGCAATCTACCTGGGAAACCATCGCGCCACATTTGGCCAACCGCGCAAGCATTCGGACCAATGACAAATCGCGCAGTTCTACAAGCGATTGAAGATGTTAGTAAGATAGTTAACAAGAATTTAGTTGTGAGGAAACCCTAATGGCCGTTATTATCCCGATTATTTCGGAATGGAATGCCAAGGGCGTTGACCGAGCAATGGCCGACATCCAAAAAGCGGGTTCAGGTTTCGACAAATTTAGCGCGGGAATTTCAAAAGCATCAAGAACCGCAACAATTGCATTGGCTGGCATAAGTGTTGCCGCCGTAGATTTTGCCAAAGCTGCCGCCCAGGATGAACAGGCCGCCGCAATTTTTGCAAAGACACTAAGAAACACAACCAAAGCAACGGATGCCCAGGTTCAAGCAACCGAGGATTGGATCGCAAAACAAGGCAAATTGCTTGGGGTTACCGATGATCAATTGCGCCCATCGCTTGGCAAGCTTGTTACCGCCACCAAAGACGTTACTAAGGCCCAGGAATTGGCGGCCCTGGCAATGGACATTTCGGCGGCCCGAGGTTTACCGCTTGAAAGTGTTTCGCAAAGCCTAGCAAAAGCCTATGCGGGCAATTTTGCTGCATTGAAAAAGTTAGTGCCGGGTATTAGCGAAGCTGCCATTGCATCGGGAGATTGGGCAACCGTTCAAGCCGAATTGAATAATGTTGTTGGCGGGGCGGCGGCGGAATCGGCGGGAACTGCCGCCGGACAATTCCAAATTATGACCGTTCAAATGGATGAAGCCAAGGAAGCAATCGGCGCGGGTTTGTTGCCAATCTTTCAAGAATTTTTGCCATACATTCAAAAAATGACCGATTACATTCAAAACAATACCGATCAAATAATCAAGATAATCAAGGCAGTTGCGGGTTTTGCGGCGGTAATTAAAACCCTTAGTGCAGTTGTTAAAACTTACACAACAATTCAAAGCATTTTGAACATCGTGTTGACGGCAAACCCAATTGGCTTGATCGTTGTTGCCATTGCCGCATTAATTGCCGGGTTCGTTCTTGCATACAAGAAATCGGACACATTCCGAAACATGGTGAATTCACTATTTGAGATTTTGAAAACCGTTGCCAATTTCATTAAAAATGTAATGATCGCGTATTTTGAACTTTGGTTCACAATCATTGACAAGGTAAAAACCGCCATCAAATCGGTTGTGGATAAGTTGGGACCGCTTAAAACTTTCTTTGGCGGGTCTAACACCGTAACCCAAAATTTGAATGTTAATTCATCCGCATCATCAAATCAAGGCAACAAATCGAAGCCGCAAATGATCGTTACCGATGAAATTGTTGCCCGCAGTATTTCAAGAATTCTGGCAAAATCCGATTTGCGTAATGGATCAACCATTGGTTTTGCATAATGGCATCACCGATTACCCTTATTGAAATTGGCGGATCTGCCATTGATTTTTCGGATGTTGAGTATTCGATCTATTTAACCCATGGTCGAAGCCAAATCACCGATGGACCAACCCCATCAAGCGCAAGCATCACAATCATTGCCCAGGATGCAATGCCGGCGGTTTCAATTGGCGATGTTCTCAAAATTGAAGCTCATTCAATGCCAAGATTTCGCGGCCAAATCACCGACCTAGCCATTAACCATGTAAAAGATGGTTATGCGCGGATTTCATTACAGGCAACCGGCGTGATCGCACAAATGGGAAACCGTTTTGTGCCTTACTACTACCCGGCCGAAATCAACGCATTTGATGCAACCCGCGAACAGGTTTTGGGATCTTTGGGGCCTGGGTCATTTGATCCATCATTGCACCCATTAACGGAATTGATCATGGGCGGTCGGGATCAATTCCTAAACATAGTGAACCCGGCAAACCTTACGCCACCCAATGCGCTTAGTTACGTTGGAAGCATTGCCGATTGGATTGGCGGGGCCGTTGTGGATTACCCTGACGGTTCCCCATTGGTTCAATTTTACGATGCACGCGGAATTGTTCCGTATCAAATCAAATGGCGCGACAAGAATTCATTTGGCGATACCTGGGCGGCGCAAATTGGCGATTGGACACAACAATCAATCACTTATCCAACCGCCGAGGAACCAATTGTTTTTGATCCTGAAACCGTATTTTTCGAACCCGTTTGGAGTTCGCAATTTGGAGACATCGTTAACGCGGTTTCGATTACTTACGGCCCCGGAACCGTTTATCAGGTAGATGATTCCGCAAGCGAAACCCAATTCGGAACCCGTCAATTATCACTGCAAACCCAATTGGCTAATCTTTCCGATGCGGTAATTCGCGCCAATTCAATTTTGACAAGGCAATCACAACCGCGTTGGCAGCTTGGAAACGTGGAAATTCTCATGGATGAAATCACCGACACCGCCAAACGGGATGACATCATGGGGTTGATTTGTGGCCGCCGAATTGAATTGAATAATTTGCCTAGCCCATCGCCATATGAAACCTACGTTGCAATTGTTGAGGGATGGTCCGAGGTATTTATTGGCAACGGTAGGGATAAGGGAATTCACCGAATGACCCTAGCCCTATCGGATCCGTTATTGTCTTATGCGGTCATGCCTTGGTCCACACTTACAACCCAACGATGGGATACAATTAACACAACACGAATTTGGGCGGATGCGATCAGCCTTGAAACGTTAGTTTAGGAGAAAACACGAATGGCAACAACGGCAAGCGGATTCACTTACGCCGTTTCAACGGACACTTTAATCAATTGGCCCGGACAATCGGCCGCCCTAGCAACAAAGCTTGAAAGCGTTTTCGCGGGAACACCTAATGGATGGTTAACTTATACACCCGTTATTTCTGGCGGTTGGTCAAGCGGATCGGGGCTAACAATTTCGGGCCAATGGTCCCAGGTTGGAAAAACCGTCAATGTTCGCGTTCGTATGCTATTAGGCGCGGCGGGTAATTCGGGTACAGATTTGAGGATTTCATTACCCGTTACCGCATCCCAAACGTTTTACATGGGAATGGCAACCCTTGCGGTTGGCGGCACTAACTTCCTTGGAATGGCTAGAACCGAAGCGACAACAACCGCCCGAATTCTTGCAACACCCGCTAGCGGTGCTTATGCAACCGTAACCCAATTAACAACAGCGATTCCCGCAACCTGGGCCGCCAATGACACCATTACATTCGTTCTAACCTATGAGGCGGCATAACATGAAAGTTTGGATTTTTACCTGTAAAAACAAAGAATGCGGACAACATAAAGTTGACGTTCGTTGTGTTGAAATAACTAACCCCGTAATGTGTGGCGGATGTTTCCAATTTGCCGATGCCGTTGAAACCAAAGAGGAATTGGAAAATTGGGATTCTTAACATGGTTGGCAACTAGCCCAATCGCATCATTCTTTCGCGTATTTGGCGCGGGCGTTTTGGGTTGGGTATTGGTTAACGCCGATTCAATCGAAGCACACCCCGCCGTTGTAATTGGTTTGGTTTCTGCATTGCCCGTTTTGATCGCTTGGCTAAATCCCGAGGATCCAAGATTTGGAACCGTTGTAACCGATGGAACCGATTAAAAACGGGGTTGTGACGTTTCCCTACGGGGCGAAATACCTAAACGGTAAAACACACAAGGGAATTGATTATCGGGCAAATAAAACACCCGTTCAAGCTGCCGTTGGGGGCGTTGTGGTTCATGCGGGCCGCCACAAATTCCGCAAGGGTTGGGGCGTTGCAATGGGCGTTCACGTCATTATTGACAATGTTAAGTTTCAGGATGGAAGCCCGGGTTTGTGGGCGGGATACTGCCATTTAACAAATACCCTTGTTAGCGTTGGCGATGTTGTTGCCAAAGGCGATTTTATTGGGATAAGCGGTAACACCGGGAATTCCACCGCGCCCCATTTACATTTTCAAATCATGGCGACACGCCATTGGAACCCGCTAAAGCACGTTAACCCGCGCAAATGGATCAACGCATGATCGTCAAAGTTGAAAGCAACAAAGACAAACAAAGCATTCCACCCGTTGAACCAACAAAGGTTCGGATTCTTGGGAACACATCATGGAAAGTGACAAAGACAACCAAGCGGGTATTGCTTGAAACAACCATCCAAATCGAGCTGCCAAAAACCAATTTGCCAAGCGTTGTTCGGTTTCGTTTCTGCCGTTTTCCTAACACTGCAAAAGCCGATTACACCGGGCACTTTAGTTACCCGGTACACCCAGGAATGGCGGGGCAAACCGTTTGGGTTACCCTGGCGCATTCCATACGCGCAACACGCTTGATGAACATTGCAGTTTTCATTGACCACAATGGAAAATCGCCAATTGTTCTTGACGGTAGGCAATTCAAGGCCAACTAATGGATTTATTGTTGTTGGGCCAATACGCCGCCGCGCTTATCGCCATCCTTACTTTGGGCGGAATGCTTGTCAAATGGGGCATTGTCAAGCCAATTAAACAATACATTGACCATGCAACCTACCCAATACAACCAAATTCAAATGGTGGGAAATCTTTGCCGGACCTGATCAACACCGTTGATGAGATAAAAACCCTATTAAATGGGCATTTAGAGGATCACAAAAAATAATTTGCCAAATGGCACAAATTGTCGTTTGGGTGTGTTAGTTTCATTCCATTGGATGACCCATTGTTGTGAATGGTTGGGAAGCCGCAACAGGTCCGAAAAACGTACCTCATCCAATAAACCACCAAACAGAAAGGCCGAACAATGGCAAATGAAAATGGCGATTTCGCCAAGCTAAGAGAACCATTCCCCAAAGAGCAGATTCAAAAACTAGATGCGGGATACGCAAAATTAGATTATGTTTCCCATGCCTGGGTAACTGATCGTTTGTTGAAAGTTGATCCAACATGGAATTGGGAACCCGTTGCATTCGATGAACAAGGTTTGCCCCTATTCGATGAAAACGGGGGGTTGTGGATCCGTTTGACGATTCTAGGCGTTACCCGTTACGGCTACGGCGAACCCCAAGGGCGGGATCGTTTCGATGCCAAAAAGGGCGCAATCGGTAACGCACTAAGAAACGCCGCAATGCGTTTTGGTGTTGCGCTTGACCTATGGGCTAAGGAATCGGGCGAAAACGCCCCTAAAGCCCGTACAGGGGCTACAAAGGCTATTCCCGAGGATTCGGACCCATGGGGAGAAAACGCCCCGAGAGTTGCGGGAGATCGCCCAGGAACATCATTCACCGCCGAATTGATGACCGAACCGCAACGCAAGGCCATTTTTGCAATCTGCGTTGGTTCGGCCGATTTGGTAGTTAAGAATTTCAAAGCTGCAAACGGCATTGATCCCGGAACCAAACTATCCAAGCGCGATGCAAGCAAATTAATCGAAACAATTAAGGCGAACGGATACGCCGAATTCTTAGGAGAAAACTAAATGGGATTTGCCGAAATAGCATGTTGCGCCAAATGCGAAATTGCCGTTGAAACAATTGACGAAAACGGAATGCGCCACTTATGCAAGCGATGCCAGGAAATCAAAATCCTTGATGATTTGGTTTTCTTGGACATTCAAACTGCAATCATGAACGCCCGAATTCTTGACGAATTGGACCGATCCATTCAATTGGTGGATCACACTTTGGACCTACTAAACGACATTAAGAAAGCGATGAAAAACAATGATTCAAACAATTAATGGCATAGATTTATTGATTTTGTTGGTTGGGGTTGCCATGGGAACCCGATTTGGAATTAATGTTCAACGCGCCAGGGATTACGAAAAAGAGCTTAACCATCGCGATGATTTCCAATCATGGCTAGATGGGCAACAAATCGAAAACCAAATGCGCCGCGATGGTTGGAAATTGTAATTTGTGGGATTTTGTAGAACCGAATTCGATTTGGAAATTGTCGGGTTCATGTTCAAGAACCGGGCAACCTGATCTTTGGTATTCAACCAATCGCCAGGAACAAAGAGCCGCCCAAAAGATTTGCTACCGTTGCCCGGTTCTTTCGGAATGCTTGATTTACGCATTTCAAAAAGATGAGCAATTCGGAATTTGGGGCGGCATGACCGAACAAGAACGCCGAAACGTGAGGAAAAAATGATCGTTACCCTTGATGATGAACAGGTCCTATTCGTGCAGAATTGGGCCGCACGAAAAAACGAATACAACCAAAAGCGCGGGATTGTGAACCAAAAGGAATCAACCCAACATCCCGATTACATCCAATACAAGGGCAAGGCGGGAGAAGCTGCATTCGGCCTGGCGTTTGATCTCAAAACGGATTGGGGCATTCATGCCTGGGGAGATGGGGGCATTGATTTCCAAGGGCGGGTTTCAATTGACGTGAAAACAACCGAATCAAGCACATTGGAATTGGTTTTCAAACCTGGCACATTTCGGGCCAATGTCGGGGTATTGGTTCAAATGTTGGCAATTGATCGTTTCTGCATTCATGGTTGGATCACACACAATGAATTCCGAAACAAATGCTATTCCAATTCATACGGTTGGGATGCAGTAAAGGCAACCGATTTAAGGCCGATCGAACTATTGAAAGGGATGTTATGAACCCGGAACATTCGGATTATTGCCATTGTGAATGCCCCCAGGGATTGAGTTATTCAAAGCTTGAGGAAACATTGAACCGGGTTCGAATGGTTCACGTTAAGCAAACCCGCGATGGTGTCACATTCTGCACCGCATGCGTTGACCACGATTCAAATGGTGGAGATTGGCAAGATTGGCCATGTGACACAATGCGGGCATTGAATGGCGAATGAGTTTGATTCGGGTTGGTGTCAAGCACTAATGGAACTACATGCACACATCAACACGCAGATTGACAAACCAAACTCACAAACAAAAAAGATAATTGAAATAATTGTTTGGATGTTGGAAAGCGAAAGCGACACGCCGCCCGAATTGTAATCGTTTGACGTGCCGCCAAGAGTTGCATAAACTCATCGCACACACTGCTTACGGACAAGCATAATAAAGCCGGCCGAACTAATCAATTCGGTAAACCGCCGTTTGAGGGCGTTTCATTGGTATGGAGATAAAACCATACGACAGATACTCACAATCAATACTTTAGGTGAGGTGAGTTTATGAGCTGCCATTGAAACGAATTGCCCAATGGTGAAACATCAAGGTTCATAAACATTTGGCGCAGTTGGGCGAAAGCCCCCATGAAAAACCCTAGCATCCACATACGGGCAGAAAATGGTTTAGAATTAAGCCATTCTCACCCATCGCAAGCCAAACCGGGCAGAATAGACAGGACACCACCAATGGCCAAACAAGGTATTAACTCAAGCGCATGGAACACATTAAGAAACAAAGCGAAAAAGGAATGGCGCAATGCTGAACTACCTTGTGGAATTTGTGGCGGTGACATTGATTGGCAAGCTTCGGGCCGAACACCCTTTGGACCTAGCGTTGATCACATTGATTCAAGAATGTTTGGCGGCGATACCATTGTGCCGTTGGATCAACTAAGAGTTGTTCACACCCGTTGCAATTCATCAAGAGGATCAAAAGAACGTCACGCAAAAAATAAAGTTGTGACACCAAAAAGAGGACAAAAACCAATAGATCCTTTTTTTTCTGGCAAAACTAACACCCCTAATGCCCGTATTTTGTCGAGCGTTCCCCCAAGAAAAGAAAAGGTTTTTGAGCCTGATCGCGGGATCTCTCAAAATGATGAAACCATTTCAAATTGTTCATGGCTAAAATCCTGGAATGTTGACGGGGGGAGTTGTGAATCATTCGTTTGGCCAAGGCTAATGAGCGCAATCCACCCCGAAGCAACGGGATCTTATGGACCGGAAGCCATCGAATGGATCAATGACCGGCGGGAAAAGGATAAACAGGTCCCGAAAAATCAAAAGCGTTTACGCCCATGGCAAGAGTTGGTTATTTTAAGAGCCTTGGAACACGATTCAAACGGGGTTCTATTGTGGCAACAAATAATCATTTCGAGCCGCCGCCAAACTGGTAAATCCGTTGGCCTTAGAGAATTAAACCTTTGGCGTTTGCACCAATCCGAAAGATTTGGCGAGGAACAATTGATCATGCACACCGCCCAGAACATGGCAGTGGCCCGAGAGATCCAACGCCCGGCGCGTACCTGGGCAATGGATCGTGAATACAAAGTTAGGTTGACCCATGGCAATGAGGAGATCGAACACCCCGATGGTTCCCGGTGGATGATTCGCGGCACCGAATCGGTATATGGTTATTCGGTTTCAATGGGTTTGGTTGATGAAGCTTGGGGCGTAAAACCCGAGGTTGTAAATGACGGTTTGTTGCCAACAATGATTGAGCGCAATTCGGCCCAATTGTATTTGGTTAGTACCGCGCACAATGAAGCGACGGAACTAATGCGAAAGGCTAGGCATGAAGCCCTTGAACAAATGTTTGAGCCCCGCAACGTGCTTATCTTGGAATGGTCAGCGCATAAGGATTCGGCCCCGTATCTTGAGCAATCTTGGATTGATGCAAGCCCCCATTGGGATGACAAAATCAAAGAATTCATTGCAAGCAAAGTTGATTCGGATGGGTTCCGTTCCCAATGGCTTAATGTTTGGGCCAAGGTTGATGAGAATAAGGACAACTATTTGATCGGCACCGAACTTTGGAATTCCCTAGAAATCAAGGGTTTGGAAATCCCAGAAAACGCCGAATGTATTGTTGCCGTTGATGATTATTTTGGAATGGGCGGATCCTTGGCCGTTGCTTGGACCGATGAAACAAAAAAGATTTATTTAACGGGCCAGGTATTTGAGAGAATGGCCGATGTTTGGGAAGCTGCTAAAAAGATAACCGAAACCCGGACCCAATCAACGATCCTGGCGGGTATCACAATTACGGCAGATCCAAACGTTGCGGGAATGCCCGTTCCCGTTAACGGCGCGGGAACCCGCGAAAGCCGCAGTTCGTTTGCCCTACTTAGAGAATTAGCAAATGAAAAAGTAATCCATCACCCGGGTTTGCTTGACCTGAATTCCCAAATGATTGAAATGATAGTTAAGCCCGCCCAGGCCGGCGGATTAACCCCCGCGATTATCGAGGGCCGCCGAACCGATCTTGTGAAATTGGCGGGATGGGCAGTTCAAGCCGTTTACAGAAAAACCGAAAATGTTGCGGTTATCTATTAGCGCGTAGAAATTAAATTTGTTGTAAGATTTACATAAGAGCGTTTGGAGATACCTTGGCAATCCTTGGAAACATTTTTGGCAATTTCGGGGCATCCCGTTTCGTGCGATCAAATGCAAACATACTCTTGAATTCTCCCGATGGTTGGATGAGCAATCAAACGAACAATCAATTTTGGTGGGTTGATTCATCGTTAGAGAGTTACCAACCATCGGGCCTAAATGACACCGCCCTCAGCTTGCCCGCCGTATCACGCGCAACATCCCTGATCGTGGATACATTGTCAGGTTTGCCAATTGATCTTAGGCGCGGGCTTGAAACACTACCAACCCCGGGTTGGATCATGGATCCGCAACTCACGCGACCCGATGGGCGCGTTATGGCCAATGTTCAACCCGGTCGGCTTAACCGAATGGAATTTTTCGGGCAATGGATCCAATCGGCGTTGTTGTATGGCAATGGTTTTATCTATATTGACGAGCGCGAAATCAACGGCGCGCCAAGGGCGGGATCGCTGCACATTCTGCACCCTGAATTAGTTGATTATGTACCAGGCACCGGGTATTTCGTTCGTGATCCGCAAACATCGGGTTGGGAATACATTGCCGATGGAAAACTAATTCACCTTAGAAATTTTGGCGAACTAGACGAGCGCAAATTTGGAATGGGCGTAATTGCCCGGCACGCATCATCAATTTTGACCGCCAACGAAATGAGAAAATACACCCAAGGCGTTTACAAATCAGGAATACCAAACGGAATTTTAAAGGTTTCAAATCCAAACTTAACAAGCGAACAAGCTGCCGACCTAAAGGCCAAATGGCTTGAAAACCATGGGAACAAGCGTTCAATTGCAATCTTGAATTCATCAACCGATTTTCAACCGTTAAGCATTAGCCCCGTTGATGCGCAATTGTTACAAATGAGCCAAATGAGCATCAACGACATTGCCCTATCCTTTGGCCTTGATCCTTACATGTTGGGCGGTTCTAGCGATTCCAACACCTACGCAAACGTAGAATCACGAAACATTGCATTCGTTCAAAATACTTTATTGCCATGGGTTCGCCGCATCGAGGAAACATTGAACCCCGAAACCCCTAGAGGTACATCGGTGAAAATCAATCTTTCGGGATTACTAAGAGCCGACACCGCAACCCGAACAAATGCTTATGCAGTTGGCATTGATAAAGGTTGGTACACCGTTAACGAGGTAAGAGCCTTTGAGGATCTGCCCCCATTGCCACAAACAAATGAGGTTCCCCCTAGTGTCTGAAAATCTAATGTTTAACTCCGAATTTCGCTTGGCCGAGGATTCTGACGGCCGAACCATTGCGGGAATTGCCGTTCCGTATGACCAAATCTCCTACAACGTGCCAAACGCGGGCGGCGAAAGATTCGCCCAGGGTTCATTGACCAAAACGGCCAACGATTTGATGGGATCAACCCGCAAGAAACTTAAGATTTTTAAGAGCCATGAACACCGAACCGCAATTGGTTATGCAACACTATTAAAGGCGGATCACCCCGATGGCCTTTGGATGGAAGCGCGAATTGCAGACACCGCCGAGGGCAACGCCGCATTGGATGAAATTAAAGAGGGCGTTTTAGATTCGTTTTCGATTGGTTTTCGCACAATAAGAGATTCTTATGTTGACGGCGTTAGAGTAATCAACGAAGCCGCATTGGTTGAGGTTTCATTAGTTCCATTGCCCGCATACGAGGGCGCGGAATTGGTAAGCGTTCGAAGCTCATTTGAACCAATCACAATTGGCAAAATGCCAAACGTTCCGGGATGGATGCGAAAACTTTAAGTTTGAGTTATGCTTAAAGTGTATGCCGGCACACTCATTCCGAGCCGTTCCACATTCGTGTAATTGTCCATTGTTCACGCATGATTGGAGAACCAAAACGTGACCAACTTAAACATTGATGAAATGATCGAAAAGCGCAACGCCGCCGCCGATCACATTGACGAAATCAATGCCGAACTAGCAGAAAACCCAGGCAACGAGGAATTGGCCGCATCGGCCGCCGAAATTGTTGCCGAGGTTGAAGCACTAGATGAGCGCATTGCAACATTCGTGAAAAATACAGAATCCCGCGCCCGTTTCGAGGGAATGGTTAGCGGCCTAAAAAACAAAAAGGAAAAGGAAATCCAAATGAGCGAATACCGCACAATTGGCGAAAAGTTCATCAATTCCGATGAATTTCGTTCTTACAATGGCGCGGGTGCATCTGGCCGCGTTGATGTAGAACTACGCGACACCATTAACACAACCGAGAACCCTGGCCTTGCTTGGATGCGCCCGGATCGTTTAGTTGCCCCAAGCGCGGGTTTCTCAACACCGTTGTTAAATGCGTTCAACCGCATCGTTGTTTCATCCAATTCTGTTGAATGGGTAACAACAGGTTTGGCCCCTGAAGCTGCAATTGTGGCCGAGGGCGGTGTTAAGCCAGAAGCAACAATTATTTCATCGGTTGACGTTATCAACCTTGATACCGTTGCGCATCACGTTCACGCAACCCGACAGGTTCTAGAGGATAGCCCGGCACTACGTTCATACATTGACACGCAGTTGATCCAAGGCGTTTACAAGAAGCTTGACGGAATCGCGGGAGATGCACTAACAAGCGCAACCCTACCAAGCGCGGTTGGCGCAGATCTAGTTTCCGCCGTTCGCGTTGGTATTGGAACAGTTCAAAGCGCGGGATTCAATCCATCGCTTGTTGTTCTTAACCCGGCCGATTACGCTGCAATGGATGTTGACATGTTGTCAAAGACCCTTGACGGTGACCGCATCCGTGGCACCTATTGGGGCCTAGAGGTTGTGGCATCATCCCAGGTATCAGCGGGAACCGCTTATGTTGGCGATTTTGCTGCCGGTACTGCGTTCTTTGATCGCAACGTTGCCGCCGTTTATGTTACCGATTCACATGGTACACAATTCCTAAGCAACATCATCACAATCCTTGGTGAAGCACGCGCCGCCGCAGTTATCAGCAATGTTAACGCGTTCGCAGAATGCACCGTTGATTAATTAACCCCCCCGAATGGCGGGCCTTGCCCTGGGCCCGCCATTCACCCCCCGAAAGGTTTGAAATGCTAGTTGACATCGCTAAGTTGCGTGAGGTTCTCGATGTTTCCATTGAGATCATTTCCAATGAGGAATTGGAAGCCGTAGCCTTAGCAGTTGATGAAGCATTGTTGCCATTACTTAAACCCGATGTTGACCATGAAGCGCATGAAAATTGCCGGGAAGCTGCATTGGGAATGGCCGTTCAGGTTTGGCAATCCCGCCACGCCCCAGGCGGCCAAATGGTAGGTGCAGATTTGAACATTGTGCAAACACCCCATTTGCTTGGCGCGGGCCTTGTAAGCCGTTTTACGGGCCTACTAACGCCATGTATGCCATACGGCGGGGCGGTCATTGCATGAACCTTGGAGAAGCCCGAACCTACGTTCAAGAAGCCCTAGAACCCTTGGATGTAAATGTTTATTTGACCGAACCGCAAGCGGGAGTTACCCCGCCCGCCGTAATAATCAAGCCAAGCCAAGATTGGGTCACCCGAATTACATTGGGCCAATTTCAGGTGAACATGGATTTGATTTTGACGGCACAACCGGCGGGAACAAATGAAGCTGCAATGGAAAGATTAGAAAGTTTGATTAACGAAATTGTGGAAATTTTTCCAATCAATGGATTCATCCAAGCACCAATTGGGGAAAAAATAGGGCAAGCCGATCTACTCACAACAACATTGCCGATTTCGGTAATGATTACAGAATAAGGAAAACAAAATGGCCGCTATTGCGATAACAGGCAAGGCATTCACCGTTAAAGTTGGCGCGACAATGTACGGCGCACAAATAACAACGGGTTCAATCAACAAGGCATCAACATCCGAAACAATCCAAACTTTGACCGATGTTGCCACTATCTCAACAGGTACAGAAATTACCGCATCATGCGATTTTCTTTATGACGGCGCAAGCGGTTTTTATGCTGCCCTTTGGGATGCAGTAGGCGGCGCGGCGTTGGCAATTGAAATTGTTGGCGGAACAGGCGAATGGACCGGCAACATGGTTGTGACATCCCTATCCGATGAATTCCCGGCAGATGGCGCAAGCACATGCACCGCCGAATTCTCGGGAACCCTAGCGTTCGCGGCGGCCTAACTCATGAAACTCGTCATTGGAATTGATCGTGGCGAGGGTTTGGAGAGAGTGACCACCACACCCCGCGCAATAATTGAATGGGAAAGAAAAACCAAAAGCAAAATTTCGTCATTGGCAAATGGCATTGGGCTTGAGGACATGGCATTGTTGGCTTGGTACACAATAGGCGCACCAGGTTCATTCAATGATTTCATGGATTCATTGTTGGATGTTGAACCATTGTCGGATGAGGACCCGAATTCGCCCCATCAGGAAGCCTAACCCGGCGAATAGTTGAGATTAGCGCAAATACGGGCATTCCGTTTGAAGCTCTAATTGATCTTGATGGGGCGATAATTGCCACCTATGTTGACGTATTGAAAGGATAACAAAGTGGCAACATCCCAGGTTTACGGGGTTCGGGATACCTTGGCGGAAATTAAAAACATTGATAAAAAGTTGTATTTCGCGGCGGTCAAACAAATCAAAGATGCAACGCGACCGTTACAAGGTGCAATTGCCGTTGAATTTTCCCAGGGTTCACCGCTTAGCGGAATG